GGAAGAGTCCAGCGATATATGGAAAAACTAGATAGAGCCGGCAAACGTAAGCCAGTCCAAGGATGGAAGCACTAATGTTACTTGTTGACAATTATTTTTATTTACCAGGTTGCTGTTGGATGTGTAGAAGCATTAACACACCTACTATTGATACCGGGATTGATCTAGATCATTTCAATAGCCCAGACGATGTTAATCCATCTGCTAACTCCCGTTTCTATATCTGTGCAGATTGCGCTATGGAAATGGCTCGCATGGTCTCAACATCACGCAATATTGAATTTACAGCAGCTGGCTTTACGTCAACCCTTGCTGACATGAATCAAACCCTTGCTGATTCTAATATTAAGTTGACCGAGCGCATTGAAGAACTAGAGTCTGCTTTGCGTACTGTTCACTCAATTCCGGCTGTTCCAAAAGAAGCTCCGGTAAAGAAATCGTTTAAAGTTGCCGCTCCAGATGAGGTAGAAATATGATATGGTTGGCTGTAGTGGCGCTCGGTAATATGGGTGTCGTAATTTGGCTTGTTCGAGAGAACCGGAGATTAACACAAATGGCAGTATCTAGGCACACGGGTGACTTTACTGCTATGGTTCGTGCTGAAAAGCAACCTACTCCTGCCAAGAAGAAGCCTAAAAAGGACGATGATGATTACCACACCTGGCGTTTATCCGCTGAAGGAGTTGCACCGTGAAGCCTTGGTCACCACCAGAAGCTGCCAAAATTGTCGATCTATGGCAAGTATCTGACCAATATCTTGTAAAAGAACGACGTGACTACTGGATGAATGCGTCGTATTACGCATCTCACCAATGGATCTGGTGGGACTTTACTCGTAATATTGTTCAGGAACTGGATTACGCTAACGAAGCTGAACGTGGATCCCGTATTACTGTTGACAAATATGGTCCTCGTACTCGCAGCCTTTTGGCTCGTCTTACAAAATCTGAATTAACTTGGGAAGTCCAGCCATCCGGTATGGACGATAGCTCCATGCGCCGGCAACGTTTGCAGGAGTATTTGCTTCTTGGTGAACAGCGTCACAACCATTGGGAAGATATTCGTGAAATGGCTCTTCTTCAGACATTGTTTGGTGGAGCTGCCGCAATTGCCGTTGACTGGGATCCAGACAAAGGTGAGGATTTCTTACTAGACCCTCTTTCACAGATCTCTGTTCCTGTTGGTGGTATCAGATTGACACCACTTGGCATTAATGAGTTTAGTCTTGAGCCTGGTTCTCAAAACGCAGAAGATGCTCGTTGGTGGATTAGGTGCACTAGCTTGCCACCTGAGCAAGTACAAGAAAGATATAACCTTGATGAACCACCTAAAGCCGATGCTGAAGCTATGTTGTCTTCTCGTCACCGCAGTATTTTGCTACGTCGCCCTGGTGGAGCGCCGCCCAAAACCACCCTTGTCTATGTTTACTACGAACGGCCCACCTCGCGTGGTCCGGGATGCGTGGTTCATGTCGTTAACGGAAAAGTAGTTCTACAGGAAGACGAATGGCCTTTCCCATTCAAGCACCTTAACCTTTCTTTGTTTAGACAAAACAAGATTCCTAACAGTTGGGTTGGTCATACGCTTTTAACGCCGGCGAGGGACGTTCAATACGCCTATAACCGTGCTCGCTCAACAATTCTTGAACACATGCGTAAGGCTGCCAATGCTCGTCTTATGGTGCCGACAGGATCCGTAGATGACGCAGACGCTATCACTATTGACCCCGCTGACATTATGGAATACAACAGTGAAATTGGTGAACCGCACTGGCAAACCGCACCTGAAGTACCTCGTTGGATCTCAAACGAAGCTCAATTCCTTGAAGCAGAACTTGACGACATTTTCCATACCCACCAAACAAGTCGTGGTGAAGCACCCGGCGACCGTAATAGTGGTTTAGCTCTAGCGCTATTGGCAGAAAAAGACGATACACCTCTTGGACCAATGGCTAAAGATCAATCATTTGGTTGGGGCAGAATCGCTCAAATGGCTTTGATGTTGTACCGAATGAATGCGGAATCAACACAGATTACACGCAAAGTTATGCTTTTGACCGAACAGGGCGTTCCACACGAAGTAACCTGGACAGCTAAAGATATTGACGAAAAGCCAACTGTTATTGTTCCTATGGACTCAACAATGCCACGCAGCAAGATTGCTACTCAGTCTATGATTACAAGCCTCGCTCAGCAATTCCCTGCAGTATTCCAAAACGTTGATGCTCGTTCTCTTAGCAAGATGCTTGATCTTCCAGATCCTCGTCAATTCCTATCCCGTATGGATCCTGACGTTTCTAAAGCAGAATGGGAAAACGGTTTGCTTATGCAAGGTGTTCCTGTTATCCCTGAAGACTTTGACGTTCACGACGCTCATATTCAAATTCATAATAATGAAAGAAAGTCTCCCGCATACGAGCTTGCCGATCCGGAAATGAAGCAACTGATCGACATGCATATTATGGCTCACGTTCAGTATTTGACTAACGAAACAGCAGCAATGATGGCTCAGGCTGATCAAGCTGCTATGGGCGAAATGCAAGACCCTGGCCTAATGGCCGCTTTACAATCTGGCGTAGGTTTACCTATGCAACAGACAGGCATGCAGCAAGAAGCTGAGATGCAGGAACAACAACTACCCGGAGGAATGTAATGTCCGAAATTGGAGATACCAACTATACTGACTATGTAACGTCAGAAGCACCAGCAGAAGCCCCTGTTGAAACAGGTGGAGATACAAACTGGGAAGAAAGATACCGATCTGAAGTCCAGGATCGTATTCGGGAACGTGAACGCTACAAGCCAATTCGCCAGGTATTTGACAACATGCACCCAGACGACGCACAAGCAGTACAAGGCTTTGCTCAAGCATGGGCTAATGGTGATCAAGATACAGCAATTAACTGGATGATTGAAAACGCTAAAACTCTTGCCGGCGATCGTTTTTACGAAATTGCCGGTGTTAATCAATACGGTCAAACACAGGAAGACGTTATGGATGAAACCTACGAAGAAGCCCGCCAAGCAGGAATGACACCTGAACAGGTGGAAATGATGGTTGAACAGCGTATGCAGGAGTTCCAACACGAGCAGGTAGTAAACCAGTACGAACAAGAAATTGAATATACCTTGATTGAAGCTGGATACGATCCGGATAGCCCGTTGGCTGTTGCTGCTATTACTGCTGCTCAGAACCGGCCCGACTTGGACTTAGCTGCAGCAATTGCTGATGTTGAAAATCAGATCTTGCAGCAAGCTCAATCGATTGTTTCGCGCCGGCAGAACCCATCAGCAGGTATGCCATCTGCCGCTCCTAATGGTGGACTTGCTCCACAAATGAGTACTGCAAACATGACCCCTCGTGACAAAGCAATGGCCCGACTAAACCAGTCCGGCATCTAGGTTACTTGACACGACACATATAAGGTATACAATTAATGTATTGCCTTGGATAAGGCGATGTAAAATCCTATTCAACCTTTAGGCAATTGGCGGAAGTCAAGCAGTTCTATGTTACGGAGTAACAACGATCAGCCGATGGTTGGTGAAAACCAATTAACAACCCCCTATCTTCAACAAGGAAGTAAATAAAGTGCCCGCAAGCCTTTCCACCGTTGATGCAATCCTTAAAGACGATTATAAGGATTACATCGATCAATTAAACCAAGCTACGTTTCTCCTCTCACAGATTGAAACCCGTCGTGACACGATCACGGGCCGTATCGCCCGTCATGCGCTCCACCTCGGTCGTTCGTCCGGTGTCGGCGCTCGCAGCGAAAATGCAACGCTACCAACAGCAGGCAACCAAGCGTACGCAACGGTCCCCGTACCAGTTCGCTACGTCTATGGTCGCATCCAGTTGAGTGGCCCAACCATCCGCCAGGCTGTTACCGATCGTGGTGCATTCGTTGACGCACTTGATGCTGAAATGCAAGGCATCCGTAAGGACGCAATGAAGGACGTTAACCGTCAACTTTGGGGTACATCAAACGGTGTTATCGCTCAGTGTGGTACAACAACCTCAGCAACAACCGTCGTGT